TGGAAAGACCACTGTAGCATGCTACGTCGTGGCAAGCATCATAGCTGTCACCTTCAGGCTTCTTTCAATAAGCACGGTCCTGATGCTTTTGAATATGAAGTTTTGATGGTGTGTGATGCTGAAAATCGCCACGCTCTGGAAGAGATGGCGTTCGGTATCTTTAGACATAGCGGTCTCTACAACGTAAAGCAGGTTGCACTTGGCGGAAGTCGTCGTGGAATGAAGAATTCTGAAGACCACAATCGCAAAATTAAAGAAGCAACCGCTAAGCAGGACTGGACACAGCACAAGATTGCAATGACTGAATGGAATGCAAACAGGACTCCTGAGATGGAAGCCGAACGTTGCCGAAAGATTTCTGAAAAGATAAAAGGAACCGGACTAACCAGAAAGCGGCCAACGCCAAAATCTGAAGAAACGAAAGCAAAGCAGAAAGCGACGCTAAAAGCTACGTTAGCTGCAAAACAACTTGTAAGGGCAAGTGCTCCCGCCAGAAATGATAGAACGGAAACGTCACCTATCGTCTCAACTGTGGACACCGGACCGGCGCAGCCGACAACCGAAATTTAACCGTATCTTGTTCTTACAAATAGGAGGCAACAATGCCGATTTCTAATGAGCTACTCAGCTCGACTCTATTTTCTATCCGCGATGGGGAAGTTGATGAACTCTTCCAGCGTGTGCCGTTTTTGGACTTTGCGAAGCGTCTCGGTGGTATTGAATATGAAGACGGAGGGATAAAAATTCAGCGTCCCCTCGCTGTCAGCAACCACTCGACCATAACTCAGCTTGCTACTGGTTACGAGCCTGTCTCCCTGGCGGTGCAGGATGTCATGCAGCCCGCTCTCTATGAGTGGTCTGACTTCGTGGCTCCCATCGTTATCACCAAGAAGGAAGAGCTTGAGAACTCCGGTGAGAAGGCTGTCGTCAAGATTGTTGAAGCCCGTATGCGCAACGTGATGGGACTTCTCCGCAGGGAGATCAACCGTCAGCTTGTCGCTGGTAACTCCGCCGTTCTGACTTCTCTCGGGACTCTCAACGGTGTTCTTACCGCTACTGGCTTCCTGGAGCAGGGCGCTCCTACCGCCGCTGGTCAGACCAACACGGTGGGCGGTCTCGCTCGCTCCCTGGTTCCTGACGGCAACGGTCTCTTCAACCGCATCTTCAATGCCGGCGCCGCCTTCGGTACCAACGGTATCAGAGGCATGCACCAGATTGCTGCTGAGACTTCGGCTCGCGCTCCTATGGGCGAGATCAAGCTTGTCCTTGCCTCCGAGGCTGGATACGCCAACTACCGTCGCGCCATGTTCACTCAGGAGCGCTACATTGATGAGAAGCAGCTGAATGCCGGTTTCATGTCCCTCGCTTTTGGTAACGCTGCAGTTGTTCAGGATGTCTTCATGCCTGACGCCACTGTCAACGGTGCCAACCTTGAGGCCACCATGTACTTCATCAACTTCGACGGCATCAAGATGGTTATGCACTCCGATGGCGACCTCGCGGTCAGCCCCTTTGAGTACATCCCCGGCACTACCGCTCGTTCCGCTCAGATCTACTGGAAAGGCCAGCTCATCGCTGACAACCTTGCCAGCTGCGCTCTACTCTTCAATGGAGATCTCTTCTAATCATGGCAACTTCTACTCTCGTTCAATACCTCGAAAAGACTCAGAACCTCGCGGGCGGTGGCACGACTCCGGTCGGCGCTTCCACTTCCAATCGCTCACAGGTCGAGGAGTTTCTTGCTGAGACCACTGTCACCGCTGGTGACTGGCTCGAGTTCGACATTGCTCAGACAGGTGCCTCCAAGGTGCTCGTTGTGAGGCAGGCCACCGCCAACGGCTTGGGCAATCCCCTTGTCTGCGGTGTGGCTCTCGCAACTGTCACCGGCACTGCAACTTCGCCCGCTGTCGTTCGCGTCTGCGTCGGTGGATTCGTTGCTGCGGCTAACGTCGCCAACGCTGTCGCGGCTGCTGGTGTGGCTCTGATCGTCGAGGCAGCTGGCGCAGGCCGGGCTGTTGCATGCGGGGCTGCAGACGTTGGCCCCGCTTGCGGTGTCACGCTCACCGCCCCGGTCGCCAACGTGGCCGAGGTCTGGATCTACAAGCAGTTCTGATCTGCTCACAAGTCGGGCGGCTCCTAAACAATAGAAAGCCGGTCAGGCCCAGTAAGTGTGTCGCCTCTAGATTATTTTCTAGGGGCGGCACCTTTTTGTATCAAGATCCCAATTGAGAGTATATTTAAAGAAGGCAGGGCACCGCATGAATTTAACTGAGATCAGAAACAAGATCAAGTCGATCACAGATTATTCTCCAGAACTTGCAGTCTACAATGAGCAGCTTGACATACTTGTCAATGACGCTTACAATGCAATCTGGACGGAGAAGCGATGGAAGTGGGCGCAGAAGACAATCTTCATGGACATCTGGCCTGATGTTGTAGCAGCCCAGCCCAACGGTACAACAGTCAATGTGACCGCTACAAACAACCGACGCGCAATAACGTTCGCCGCCGCGGTCTACGCGCTCGCCTCCTATCCATATCAGTGGGAAGGTCAGATCATTGAGATCAATGGTCGAGACTACTTCATAGATCAAGTGCTTTCTTCCACTTCGATTCGCCTTCGTGAGCCTTATCGTGGTACAACTTCTCCTGCTGGTGGTGACTCTGCTTGGAAAATGAAGCACCGCTTCTATGACCTCCCGGCTGATGCCATCGAGCTGCTTGGGCTCATTCACAAGGACACTCCTGCTGTTGGAAAGATTCCTCCGTATGGTGCAGTTCGTGGTATCACTGCAAGAAAAGAAGAAGACATGAACCTCCGCGAGGATTTCACTAACTTCTACAGTGAATGCTACATTCCATATGGGACAAGCAATGTTCCTCCTGCAGAGACTTTTACATTTGATACTGTCGGTATCCTTGGAACGATTCCTATCGGCACTTTCCTCGAGGTTTGCTGGGCATTTGAGACGGATGGCGGTAAGAAGGTTGGCGCGCTTTCTGAGTCAAAGGTAACAAGCATCACGGTCGGTGGACCTGGTGGAATTCAAATCCTATTCAGGACATTTGACAATGTAGCCCTTGCTGCTCCTGGTTATGTTGATGGTGTTGACCAGACAATGAACCAGTTTGAAGGACTTCGCAAGCGCCTCTACTTCAACCAGAATTTCAACAGAGCAACTGGTGTCCGCCTTGCTGGTCTTCCAGTCTGGAGAGAAATAACTCTTGGAACAACCGCTGTGGTACCTGGTATGCCTGGGCTCAGCACCGCTGAAGATCCGGTACGTGTGCTGGATACTGCATCAACCTACACCATTGCAAGTCTTGCTCAGGTGAGTCCTGGAAACAAGCGCTACATCGACTACGACGGTCTGCATCTTCGCTTCAGGCCCTATCCTCGCCCCATTGGCAGCGACTTCGTCTACCAGTACAGCGCTGGAGCTGAAGGGCCAGTTGCTATCAATGATGCTCCTGAACGTCAGTTCCGTCAGTGGGAATGCCGCTACTACCGCAAGCCCCATCGTCTTGGATTACAGACAGACACTCCAGAATTTCCAGTAGAGTTCCATCAGCTTGTTGTTTACAAAGTTCTCCACGATATCTTCAGCAAGCATGACAACTTGTCACAGGCTCAGAATTATCAGAAGAAGTATAACGATGAGATTAAACGTCTTGAAAAACGTTATGTTGACAGCATCGACACTAACCTCGTCCGAGGACAGTTTGGTCGACCTGGACGTATGGTCTCTCCATTTGATCCAGCTTCACTGCGGAGATTGAATTAATGCAAAGCGTCACAATCCCTGAACAGGTTGCAGGTGGCATGGACCAGCGCTGGTTTCCAGGTCCTAACTCTGCAACACTGGTCAGAAACTACCGGGCTGAGCCAAGCGGCGGTTGGCGCAATGACAGGGGCTGGGAGCCGCTCATCCCGTATCCATCTCCTTGGAATCCGACTGTTGCTGAAGTGCGTGACCTCTATCAGCCGGTGCGCTTCCTGTCGGTTCTGCAGCGCCATTCAAACGGTGAGGAGTATTACCTCCAGGAGCGCAACGGCATCCTGTTCTACGAGTTCGGCAACACAGGACTTGCATCTACCAACAAGATCATCCTCGACACCGAGCGCAACCTTCCACGTTCAGATGATCCCGGCACGCAGGCTGTTCCATACGGACGCTTCATCGGCATCTTCAACGGCTACGACAGGGCACTCAAGTTCTGGGGACGTGACGTCACAACTCAGTTTGGCTTCTACCAGCTGCCTCCGTCGCCGACGATCCTCGATGTGCAGACGGACTACTCTTCTACAGTACCACCAACCGCGCCTACTGGATCGCCCACCAACAACAACCTTGACGGCATCGCAGTTCAGTTTCAAATTTCTGATCGCCTTGGCCTTGGAGATCCTACTTCTGGCGCTGTCAACACGTTCTCTTACAGACTGTCGTATGTGACTGACACTGGCAGCGAGAGTCCACTATCAGCACCAGCAACGATTGGTTGGACAATCCCCATCGGCACCGTCGAGACTCCTATTCCATTTGCAAATCAGAGGAAGTACGGTGTTATGTTAACGGGCCTTGATCCTGGTCCTGCTGGCACCGTTGCGCGCCGCATCTATCGCACCAAAAACAAGAAAGACGGACTGACTGGGGCAGGCGACGTCTACTACCTTGTTCTGCAAATCGATGAAAACAACAGCACCTCCTACCTGGATGTGGCTCCAGACAACCAACTTGTTAGCCCGGCTCCAAGCGTCAATGACAGCGTAACAATCTCAACAACTTACAAATACGGTGCAGCTTGGAACAGTTCGTTCTGGCTTGCAGGTGGTGAGAGCACTCCAACACGTATCATCTACTCAGTGCAAGGACTTCCTGAGCAGTTTCCGGCTTTTAACTTCTTTGATGTTGGTGTTCGAGACGGTGGTCACATCACTGCTCTCTATCCTTACTACGATGTGCTCCTCGTCTTCCGTGAGCGCAGCATCGATGCCGTCTTCACTAACTCCACCGGCGATGGCTTCACTTGTACCACCATCAAGAAGGACTGTGGCACGACATCAACCAACTCCATCAAGCTTATCCCTGGTGTTGGCATCATGTTCCTTAACAAGGACGGCTTCTGGCTCATCAAGGGCGGCCTTCGTGGTGGAGCGTCCATCGATATAGAGAATGTTACACAAACATTCGAAAAAGAGATGGGCACGCTGAGTAAGAACGCTCTTCCTCGTGCAGTCGCTGCTTATTCAGACCGTGAGAAAGAATACTGGTGTCTCTATCCTGTTGATGGTGAGACGGAGTGCAGTCGCGGTGCAAGCTACAACATCATCAATGGGAAGTGGAGCGTGCGAGGGGCTGGTCCTGATCAGGAAGCTCTTGAACTTGATGCATCATGGAAGTTTAGCCAGATCGCTTGTGATGCTGCTGGATACTTCATCCTTGGCACACGCCCGACGCTCAATGTTACATTCCCGCAGTTTAGCAGAGCCTATCCAGGTCTTGGTCTACAAGTCTGGAGTGGAAGAAATGCAAGCGGTGATGATGTCACAATCACACTCGATCCACAGGGGGCTTACACGCTGACGCCAGTTGCACACGCTCTTGCTGCTTCCACTTGGCAGTCAACTTGGCAGGACTTTGGTGATGATAGCGTCAAGAAGCGTATCCTTGCAGTTGAGATGGACGTTATCACTGAAGGCAATAATCCGATTGAGCTGCAGTGGGCAAGCGATTGGTCCTACGACTTTGTGTCAGCAGGCAATGTTCCCCTTCAGGTAGGCGAGGTTAGCGGCACAACCTTAGAAGCGGCAACTTACTCCCCAGCAATCGTTGGTCCTCCTGCAACATCGAGACAGGGCAATCCTGCAACCTGGGATACTTCAAGGTGGGAAGAGCCACGAGTCACACGGCTTCGTTGGGATGTTAACACTGGGCTTGTGAGCTGGTTTGCCTTCAGGATTGTCTCTTCTAATCACATGCAAATCGTAAAATATCAGATCAATGTTGTTGGATCCACCGTCAAGACGCCTAACACCAGGATGCCTGGAGCTGGCTCATGACCACCACCACATCCACCATAGGTAGTACCTTAAGGAGCAGTGTGGAGGCCCTCCTCATCCAGGGCTCACCAGTGATGCGCAGAGAGGTATCGATATTTTGATGAGGATTACCATGGCTCATAGCTCTCTCATACAATCTGGAGGCCACTGATGGCTCGCCAATACACTCAACGCGCTTTCATTGGCGGTAATCTTGCCAATGCCGAGGACTGGAACGCGGAGATGAACTCGTCAGTCTCTGAGATTAACGGTCAGCTTGACCAGAACAACATGCCGCTTAGCACGGTCGATGACTCGAAAGTTGCTGATCCTGTTTTAGATGTCGAGATTGATACGACGGCAGTCTCACGCTACCTTGTTGCGCACTCCTACATGCCAAGCCAGTCATATCATGTCTCATCGCTTGTTGATGATGATCCAACAGATTTGACTTTTGAGACAACCACTTGGGCACCTGATGACTGGTTCCTTGGTTGGCAGCGTATGGCGCAAAAGCGTCTCACACCAAACTTTGGCACAAACTACTACGCAGGCGCTGAGGTACAGTTCGAAGCCAAAGAGGGCATGCTTGTTGGTGAGATCCTTATTGATGCAAGTTGGAGACAGTCATTCCGACAAACTTCAGTACCACCTGATTCAGATCTAGTTACAAAAGCACGCAATGACGGTTTCATCGAATTTGGCGCTTTCTGCAACGATGTTTGTGTTGCAAGAAGCGACCTGCAGTGGCTTGGTGGACGGTTCACATTTGTCCTGCCATTCAGCACACCGATTGGAAGCACCAACTGCAGCGTTGATATTCGCTTCAGGCTTATCTTTGTAAACGGCAAGGAGATAAATCCAATAATCACTGAGTTCATCGCGTCGTTCAAGGTGCGTGACTCCTCAATCTTCGTCCGCAACCAGTATCGATAAGGAGAAAGAATGCCTGTTTCAGTAGACACATATGAAGGCGGGGACGCGATGGTTGCCGCTGATGTCAACGCTGCATACACTGCAATTGCAGCAGAGACTGCTATACTTGATGATGAGAACACACGCTCCGAGTGGTGCTCCCGGCAGCACATCTCTCAGGCTGGAAACGCAACGTTCAATCTTAACTTTGCGCAAGTTGAGGACAGCAACACAACTCAAGTCATCAACACAAACGTCTTCACACAGGTAAATCTTGTCCCAGCGTTCCGCATAGCATACGGTGGTTTGGTGGTGCAGCCCGGTGAGGTGTTGCGTTGCCACTTTGACATCAACGTCATTGCTGCGACAATCTTAAATCCTGCTGGTACACTTGCGTACCTTGCCAACGAGGACAGCGACTGCTATCAATTCCGCTTCTTCTTTCGAAATTTTGTCAGCGGCGTTGTTGCAGGCTTTGGACCAACTGCAACCTACTCGACAACGAATAAAGGAACGACAGTCCCGCCTGTAACTGGACTCCAGGATGTTGTCAGAATCGGACAGCGCTGCTCACTGCACAATTGTTTTATGAATGTAACTGGCGCAGCAATAAGCTTTGATTGGATTGAGGTGCGAGCGCGAGTCTGTGACACAACTTATCTTTCAGCAATCAGTATTAAGGAAGGCACCTTCCAAGTTTTCAGAGCACTTCACTAAGGGAGCCGCATGCCGTTTACAGTACCAGTAGTCTTCACCGCCGCCACTGCAGTCTCAGCAACTTCGCTGCAGACAAACCACACTGCGCTTCGCAAGTACATCAACCACGGCATCATCAAAGCCGACATCCTTCCCGTGTCAGTCACAACAACCGACATCGTTCGTGGAGAGTATGCAAACGTTGTCCGTGACCATCAGTTCACAACTGGCGATATCTTCACGCAGTTTGTTGAGGTTGATCTGTTCTCGCACACCTACGCTACATCGCACTTTAAGAGCTATGACCTTTACTCGCTAAAGACTGAAGCTGTTCCTAACATGAGCAAGCGCGTCATCATGGAGCGGGACGGAACAATCTTCTTCTCTGCAGGCATGGCAGCAATTGGTGATGCAAACTACGAGCTCACACCTGATAAGAAGGCAACCGGCGTCTACGTCCAGATCAGCCTGAACGACCGCGTGATTGCAACCGACTACATCCCTGCAACAAAGGGACGTGCTTACACCGAGGATGGTGTGACAGGCGATGGTGACACAAGCGGCAACACCACAGTGCATGGCATCTACAGTCGGCGTTGGTATGCACAACGATACTGGCGCACATTCAACAAGGGCGACATTGTTAACATTGCTCTTGTTGTAGATCCACGCTCTGATAAGATGCACATTACGGCAAGAAATCTAAATTTAGAAGTTTTTTACAGATGATCACCATATATAGGAGATAGTATGGCAAACGGAATCGGTTCAAGCATTGGTGGCACACTAGGCGGTATAGCTGGTACTACATTCGGACCAATTGGAACTGCACTTGGCACAGCAGCAGGTTCGTTGCTTGGAGCTGGTCTCGAAGCAATACCAGGTCTTATCGAGACTGACGCTGAAAAAGAGAACAAGCGCCGTCTAAAGCAACTTCAGCTCCAGGAGAAGGTAGGACAGCTTGGTCTCACTGAAGCTGAGAAGCAGCAGCTGTTTTCTTCAGCGCAAGACCAGATTGCTGGTCAGCTAAACACAGCGCGTGGTGGAATCAGAGCTGCAGGCGCGGCAAATATGGGAGGCGCTGGAACAGCTGCACTCCAACAGGCTGCTCTTGCAGAGAGTCAGGCCGCACTTCTTGGTGCTGCTGGTCGGAGCGTTGAAGGTGAAAACCTAAAGCGTAAGCGTGAGCTTGAGGATGAAATCCAGGCCCGCATCGCCGCAAAGAGTGAGACCGACCTTGCCCGCGTTGCAACAGCAACAGGTATCGCTGCAACAGGTGTCCAGTCATTCAACGAACGCCTTGCACAGGAGCAAACAATCCAGGGGAAAGCGCCATCAAAGAGTGAGATCTCTGCTGTGGCAAATCTCTACGGTGTTGATGAAGCAACCGCAGGGGGACTGATAGAGTACCTTGGTCGCAATCCTGATGCTGCAAAATCAATCGGTGAATATCTCAGCCTTTCGAAGGGCAAGTAAGGAGTTCCCATGGCAATATCTCAGGTCGCGAAGGGCGTCTATGTCATCTCGCCAAATCAGGTAAAGAAGTACAAAGACTCAGCTGCTGGTGAGTACACGTCTGTCTTCACCAAGGAGCGCGCCAACCAGTGGGAAATGGCTCAAAAGCAGTCGCTGCTTGAGCTTGAGCTTGGTTCGAAGCAATACGCTGAAGAGATGAAAGGTTACCGCGACCGCCTCGATGCTCTTGATGCACGCCGTAAGGAGCTCGAAGGGCTGAAGGTCCGTGTTGCTGAAGGTCGTCTCAGCGCAACTGATGCTGCTGCAATCTCTGCCCTGCGTGAGGCAGGTGATCGTCAGGCTGAACAGGCGCGTCGCGATGAAGCAGTGGCTGCTACTGGTGTTGTTACAACAGGAACAACGACTACTGGCGGTGGTGGACGGCGCGGTGGTACTGGTGCTGATGCAATCAGTGATGAAGCGCAGAAAGAGATCGATCTTTCGAAAGCTCAGGTTGCTCCAACAGATGCTGTTGGTCTTGTTGGAAATGTGGAGACAAAGATTGGAGCTGGTCGTATTGGAGCTGGTAAGCCTGCTGAGGCAGACGCTGCTCGATACAGAGTTGTGAATGAATCAGTTGATGCAACCACAGCAACCATAATGAGTGGCAATCCTGGCATGCCTTACGAGGATGCTCGTGATGCTGCACGAATCAAAGTTGTTGGGAGCTTACGTGCAGGTGGTCAAGCAGGTGCTGCTTCAGCTTTCGAACGTATCGATGCAGCGATTGCAGCAGAAGCTGGAACTGGAGCGCCAACCGTCACAACACGTGAAACTGAGTACTACAAGAAGTATCCAGGTCTTGCTAAGAATATTTCTGATGCTCCGACTGTGACGCCTCCTGCTGTAGAAAGCGACGCAGCCCTTCAGGCACGGATCGATCAGCAAATTGCTGATGTTGGAACTGAAAGAGCCGGGCTCGATCGTCCATCAATGGCCGGCTTTGACTACATTACTCGTGCCCGTGATATTGCAGCTGGTCGCTTTGGTCCAGTCAGGGCATCGCCTTCTTACGGTCAACGCAACGCAATTGAGGCGCTCCTACGTGCTGATAAGCCGATGCGCGATACCATCATTGAGAGCTTCTCCAAGAGCGGTGTCCCCATTCCTGGTGGTGTACCTGGTCTAACTGCTCCGGGAGTGACTGCGCCCTCTGCAGCCACGGCTCCGGCCGCTCCTGTAGTTGCTCCTACAACTGCAAGCGCATGGGAATCAGTCGGTGTGGTCCGGCCTGACACAGGTAATCCGGATGCAGACGCGGCTTCTTACCAGGCTGCGAAGGTTGCATGGTCAAAGTCTCAGGCTGCAGCTCGTGCAACTCCTGCTTTCACGATGCCTCCTCGTGAAGAGGTAGCAATCGCTAAAGGCAAGAGCGCTGAGACTATCATGGCTGATGCTGTGTCTGCTGGAGCGGCTGCACGTACTCCTGGTCTGACACCTGGCGGGCAGTCAGCTCTCCAACGTCTGGCTGACACCAAGTTTGCAGAAGCCAAGCGTATGATGGATGCTGAATCACGCATTGGTATAGAGACTGCAATGGAAGATCGTCCTTTCGAGATTCCATTTGAAGAACGTGGCGGTGAGCTTGTTCCATTCTTCCGCAAGCCCGGCGGTCGAGCCGATCAGCGTGCACTGGATGAGTACATAGCAAGGGAGCGTGATGCTGCTGGTCGAGCCGCTCCTCCAATGGGCACGTATCCTTCCGCAGCTGCAGATATTCGTCCTGAAGCAGCCGACCTGATGACTGAAGATGAGAAGCAGCAGTTCCGTGACAAGCTTCGTGCAGCAACGTTTCGCCCACGTTTCACTGGTGAATTTGTACCAGAAGCTGAAGCGTTCGAACCGGATCTAGCCGTTCCAGTGACTGCTAGAACTTCTGCTCTCCGTGCTCCATCAGCACCGCCGCGCATTGGCATTGAGGACATGCTGAGCCAACGTTCTGTCGGTGGCGGTGGCGGCGGCGGCGGCGGGGCCTACGGCGGTGGGGGAGGGACGATTGCAGAGTCAACAGGTACTGTAAGAGTTCCTAGCGGTGCAGTTCCTCCATCAGCAGGTGTATCAATTGGTCGTTACTCCCCAGGTTCTGTTCCTCCAATAGCAGAGGCTGCCCCCTCACCATCAACTGAAGGTGTTGCGCCACGATCTGCTGCTGCTGCACCTGAAGGTACCTTCGATCGTCCTAGTCGCCCGCTGTTAGCCAACATGAGGGCCGGCATGGCAATCAAAGAAGGCACCGAAAGTATGGAGGCATCTGGAGCTGCAGCAAAGACAATGGCTGACATCAAAGCAGCTGGTACAATTGAGTCTTTTAGAGGACCAAAGACTGGTCCCCGTCAGACAAAGGAAGGCTACCTCATCAATCGTCTTGAGGGGGCTTACCTGCTTGCAAAGAAAGCTGATAAACTCAGCAGACTTTCTGCAAGCGGACCTGGTAAAGTTGCGTATGATCTATACCGCGCCAATAAATCGAAGGGAATACCATTTAGCAGAACCTATGAGGAGATTACTTTGACTTTTGCTGGTGACGGACCTGCCATGGAAAAAGCACACGAGACCGCTCTTGCCCTTGATATTAAAGATCGGGATACCGCTCCCGGAGGAAAGTAATGCCGCCAATTCCTAAGAGCAGAGAGGAAGAGCTTCGCAAAAAGTATCCTGATCTTTTTGCTCCTCCAGTCTCAGTGCCGCCATCCTCCCCACTTCCCGCTGGTGGTAAGGAAAGACGTACATCTGTTGGTGAGATAGTTGCAGGTGCTGAATCTACTGGAGCAATTCGTGATCTTCAGATTGAAGAGGAGCGTCTTCAGCAAATAGAGCTCCTGAAACTTGAGAGGGAAGGTGCACCACTCTCACCGCAAGCACTTCGTGATGAGGCAAAGCGTCGTGTTCAAGCTGCCCGCCCAGAGCCCATCTATGCTGGTGGCTTCTCCCCCTTCAGGTACGGCGCCGGGATTGGTGTTGCTCCTCCAATTAATGTTCCATCACCTGTAGTCCCTGGTTTGCTTACAGCTCTTCTTCCTCAGACACGTGTTCAAAAAGAAGTTGCAACTGCTGCTGAGGCTCGTCGTGTTGGCGGACTCTTTGATGACAAAGCATTCAACGAGTCTATCAAAGACTTAACACCTGATGACAAGCGTGAGCAGCTTGATACGTATGAAGCGTTCAAAGCTTCATTCAAGAAGGTTCGTGAGCTCAATCCCCCTGACACTGGTGTTACTGACGATGAGATCTTAAAGGATTTGCGGCGTCAGCTAAAGGCACTTGGTGAGGGGGACATTAAAACGTTTGTTGATGATCCTGCGAATCGTATGGGATACAGCGGTGATCCGCTTGCACGTGCTCTTCAGAAGCAAGTGACGGCATCATCTCCAATCCCAGTGCTTGAGCAAGGACAAATAACATTTGTCAGTGAACTTGATCGTATTAAGCGTGGTCGCCGTGTTGATCTTTCAGCTGCGCAAACAGAAGAAAGACTCAAAACTCGTGGTGTTGAAATCACCAGGGCAGAGAAGCGGCCAACCGGTGAGGTAGTTGGTGGTCGTCCTGTCCTTGAGGAAGTTCAAGTTGGAACTGGGCAGTACCGTCCGGCAACTGAAGCAGAGATTGCAGAAGCAAAGAAGAGAGTCACTGACTACGAAGAAAAGGCTGGTGCTCTTCCGTTCTACGCAACAGACCGCCGTGATGAGGTCCTTAGAAACCTTGAGAAAGGATCAAAGGGCGGTTTCTTATTTCAGAAAGAGTATGAGACAGGAGCTACAGTTGAGAGCCCTGTCAGTTTGTTTGTTCGCGCAGCGCTTGCAGTTCCAAATGCTTTAGTCGGCACAGTGTCAGAAGGATTCACACCTGAAGAAATCACAAAGCGTGAACGTGCTGCTCGGCCTGCTCTCTACCGTGATTCATCTGCTGCTGTCTTCAACGTTGCTGAAGCACGTGGTCTTATGGGAGAGGTCGGTGACTTGTATGATTATGCACCTGAGACCTGGACTCTCGGTGGAAAGCCGCTGAAAGAGTACGCAACGCTTGCGAAGGCTGCAGGTTTTGCCGGTGACATCATCGGCTTTGATCTTGGTCTTATCGGTGCTGCTGCAACTGGAGGTCGAAGCGCACTTGCAGGTGCCCGGGCTGCGCGCGCGGCTGGTCGTCCAGCTCTATCTGCTGCAGCCAAGGTCGGTACAAAAGCTGCTGGTCGTGAATTCCTGGAGATGATTGGACTGGGAAGTATTGCTGGAAAGGTGGATGTTGGTGATGTGCGACTTCAGTTTGGCACCTCACTAGGCGATGACTTCAGGGCAGCCGATGAATACACACGTGTTATAGAATTAGGTGGTGATCATGCTACTGCTCTCATTGAAGCCGAACGTGTTGCTCCTCGTGCAAAGTTTGTTGATGATGCAAAAGCAGCAGGTCCATCTATCATTGATGATGTGAAGAGCGGCAAACACTTTGGTAATGCGTCTGAGTGGACTGATTATAAAAAGATTGTTAATGCTGTAGATGATGCACGAAAGGGCAAGAACCTTGTTGCTGCTGGTAAAGAATTGCGTCCATACATTGCTGCTGCAGTTCGTGAATCTCCTACTGTGATGGATGCTCTTCGCGCAACCGCTGGTACAACAGCTGAGTTCAGCCCACGAATGAAGGCATCGCAGGTGCTGGAGACTATCAATGGTGCTCTCACTGATGCTGAGCGTGTGGATTTCTACAGGACAGTTGCTGACACAGCGGCAGCTGAGAAAGGATTCACCACAATAGATCGTGCAACAAGAGGAACAGATCCAGGTCGCTTTACAATCCGACTTACTCCCAGCACTTTCACTACGTCAAATGGTGCAGCCCGTATACTTGAAGAAGTTCGAGCCACTGATGAGTTCAGGCTTATTGACAGCATCACCTCAGCTTCTCCTGGCACAGGCACATACGCTCTTACTCCTCCTCAGCAAGTTGCTCTTCGCAATACTGTTCGTCAGCAAGCAATCTCATCCACACTGCCACGTGGTGAAGCAAGCAGGATGATGGCTAAGATCAGCAGCGGAACGGTTGAAGCATCTGATTTACGTCAGATTGTCTACTCTGTTACTGACGCTGTTGCAGCTAAAGGAAGCGATTCTTTTAAGAGCAGTGCTCTTGCGCCTGCTGGCAAACGAACAATCATTCGTGATAAAGTTTCTCGTCCGTTGTCTGTTCCATCTGGGCGTGCAGAAGCTTACGGTGGTGATGTTGGTCTTATCAACTCTACCTGGCGTTCAATTGTATCTACTGTCAGTCAGTGGGCAAGAAAAGCTGGTGATCCTGTGCGCTTCCTAAACAGTGATCAGCTTCGTATCCTAACAGACGGTAGGACGAAGATGGGCAACCTTGGTAAGATTCTTCAGAAGCAGTTGGCGGAAGCTGTTGGAAGCACTCCATACGAAAAGATTGTCAACCTTGTCGGTGATAACAGCAGCAGCGATACATGGACTCGCATTGCGCAGTCAGCTATCTTTGGAAGGAAGCAATTCAGTGGTGCACAATTCCTTACTGGTACATTCGAATATGATGATGTGTCAAAGTTCCTAACAGCCGAAGGCACCACTGAACTGACAGCCACCATCAACCGCTATTTAGGTACCGACCTTAATGATGTCAACAACATCAAGGCATTCATCACTGATGTTGCCGCCATAGCCAGCGACACGAAGTTTCAAAACACTGCATTTGTTGATGAGCTAGGCAAAGTCTTCTCACTTACCACAAAGCCTGATGAAGTGCTCACTGCTGCATGGGCACGTGGTGAGGCAAACAAAATATCAAGAGAGACTGTTAGCAAGATACTTGACTTTGAGCCTGACACTCTTGGTGGATATCTTGACCTTGCAATATCAGCATTTGGTCCTGTCTATGGTCGCAAGCTTATCAATGGTGTCACTGCTGCAAAACTTGAAGGAACTGCCCTTAACTCAGCTGATGATCTTATCAACTTGCCGCTGGTGAGAAGTATACTGGAAGATCAGCCAGCACTTGAAGGGGCAATTCGTGCGCGGGCTTCTGAATGGATATCCGGTGGCGAGGACACAGCAGTTGCCATCCGCGCTTCATATGCAGATGATGCAACTCTCATTGCTGTTGATGCTGCAAAACTTGCATCTGGCGCTCTCGATGTGAAGTCAATGGGAACTGGTCCTCTTGGTCGCCTCATCCAGGAAGCGATTGAAGCTGACTTTGGTAAGGCACCTAAGTTTGATCAGCTCATCCAAGAGATGGGCATTCTTGCTGAGCGTGCAGCTAAGGGAGGAGGACTCAAAGGAGAATTATCTGTGATCTCCGTCCGCAATCGCGTCAACGATCTTTGGGGCATTTACAACTCCATCTTCTACAACATGATCCTCTACCGCAATCCTCGGTTCCATGGAAAAAACATCAGTGGAGCACCTTTTATTGCTGGGCTAACAATAGGTGCCCTTCCTGTATCTCCTATTTCAGGTGCCAGCGTGCTGCAAAAAGGATCATCGACTGATGCTGCAGTGAGAGCAGCAGTTGTGGCAACCGATCGATTCGGTGTGCCTGTCACAGCTGGTGAACTCTATGATCGTGCGATTGTCAGTGGTGTATTTAAGTCAGCGGCTTCTGTCAACATCGATCCTCGATTCCTTGATGATGCACGCGAACTTGGTCTTGCAAGTGGTCTGTTCGGGAAGGCACGTGGTGCAGTCGGGAGTGCGATTGACAGTCCCAAGCTTGTTCTAAGTTCAGGATTTGCTCAGTTTGCTGATGATATGTGGCGTCTCAGCTACACTGTTGATGCCATCAAATCTGGAAAGACAGTTGACGAAGCAATAGACCTTGGACGTCGCTCTCTCTTTGACTACGGCGCAGCAACCGAGATTGAACGCAAGTACGTCTCCAAGTTCATTCTGTTCTACAACTTCACCAGAAACTCCGTGGTCGAGGGATTGAGAGGGCTGCTAACAAATCCAAGTCGTGTTGTCCGTCAGATGCGTCTTGCTACTGATGGAACAAAAATGGCTGTTGGTGAAGAGCAGTGGAATGAGATGCGTTGGTACACTCCATATGATGCTGGTGTTAGCAATATTGTTCTCGATCTTGAAGCCAAGGCAGGTCGTGAAGGGCAAATAACCATAATGCCTAATTTACCTTACAGTGATTTTGTCTACCTTGCTGCAGGACTGATGACAACACCGGTTGATCTTATGGTTGGGGCTGCTGATCCTGTCAAGGGGAAGCGAGACTTCGGTGCTGGCTATATCTTCAGCAAGCTTCGTCCAGAATACCAAACAATGATTGCTTATGGAACTGGTATGGGAGCTCTCTGGAACATAAAGCTAAAGAAGAACAGGATTCCTGTGGAACACATTGCTTTCATGGATGCAGCTGGTCTGAAAGATGCTTGGACCACCAACTTCAATGCAAAGGTTCGTCCTGCTACAGGTGGTGAGGAAGCTTACAACGGACAAGTCTATGAGGTACCATCCGCAGATTTTGAGCGCTACAGGGGATACATGAAAGCATTTGAACTTCTTGGTACTCGTCGATTCGTTGATGACTGGGGCAAGTATGCAGGTTCATTCGATATCTTTGGTGCCGAAGGACTGTCAACAGGTGAGCGTACAACATTCACAGGCTCTGAGATGGCTGGTCTAACTGGTCGTTTTGGCACCGGCCTACCGCTAGAGACTGAGACACGTGCAATTGAGCAGGCTGCACAAGAAGCTGCGATCCGTCGTAGTGAACTTGAAATACTGACAGGCGCTGCAAGAAAGAAATAGAGCAAAGATAAAAAATAAGTGATGGATTTCTATGATGAGATATATTTACAACTGGAGAAAGAAAATGGCTTATGACGACCTTAAAGATGCGGATTACGCAGAGACAAGAGTAAAGAATCCTGGGAAGAGCAAGGGCCGCAAAGGCAACACTCCTCCTTCAACCTACAAGGTCCCTGATCTGATAAATGAGGGCGAGTATGTTGATACAACGGTGTCGAACACCAACAGCGGTGGCCCAGGCTCTGCTGGTGCTGCTGGCTGGCGTGCCAAGTACAAGAGCGGCTCGCCTGCTGTGCAGGGAGAAGGTCCTGGTCCTGTGAAGTACCAGCCTCCTCGTGATGCAGGCAAGATGTCTATCTCTGATCTACCTGGTCAGGAGACTCGCGCTATTCCAGTTCCCGCCCGTAAGGCATCAAAGTAAACAAACAATTAATTCCTCGAAGAAGTCGAAGAAAAGGAAAATCAAATGGGCGCCACAGGCACCTACATTCATTCATCCCAGCACACGCTGGCTCTAGCGATCACAGACGCTTTCGTTGCTGCAAACCGTCATGCGCTTCCGCTCAATGCTGACAGCACAAACGTACTTGGAAACACTCGTGGTGTTGCTCACCTCTCCGCAATCTACATTCACGTCAACTCCATCGCAGCTGGTGCAACTGGTCTCACATTCAGTTTGAGCAAGGACACTGCTGGCAACCAGAAGTGGATTGGTGATACGACAGCCACTTTCTCCACAGGCATCACCACTGCAACTCAAGGCAACGTCACGGCAAAGCTGGATGTCGACTTCATCAAAAGCGCTGATGACGTCCTCTACCTGCATGCAAAGACCACGACTGTTGCTGGCACCTGCACGTTTGATCGCATCGAACTTGTCTGGAGGGAGTAATGGCAAACGTATCTTTTGGTGTTGACGCTTTCCCAGCTGCAGGGGGCGGCGGTTCTTCCACACTTTCTACATCTTTCCTCAGTGCGTACTACGGATTTGGATTTGACGGTGATGTAACCATCTCCACCACTGTCACTCTAACTCGCAACATGCAGTACAACAACCTCATCATCACTGCAACTGGTCGTTTGAAGCCTGCAGGCTTCCGCGTCAGCGTCAAGGGCACACTGACCATTGATGTTGGCGGCAGCATCGACGATGACGGCCCTGCAAATCCTACGCCTGGAACCACCGGAGTTGCGCTCGTTGCCCGCGGCACCTACGGGCCAGCCGCGACGGCTGGGCGGGACGGTGTGTCGCTCACTGGCAATGGCTCCCCCGTGGTTTCAGGTGTTGCAAACGCATCACTCAACAGTGCAGGAGTTGTTCCTATCGGTGGTGCTGGAGGAGTATCCGGTCTAGGTCAGAATGGTGGCACCGCTGGGACAATTACGGTTCCCACACCTGCTCAGGACTGGTCTTCAAACGCGCTGCTCTTTGGAGGGCGGACAACACTTCCTGGTTCCTTCGGTGGTGGCTCAGGCGGCGGCAGCGGTGGTTGCAACACAACTGGTGGAACCTGCACAAGCGGTGCTGGCGGTTGTGGTGCAGGCGCAGTCATGGTCTACGCCGCTACGCTGACAAACAACGGTCGCATCTCCGCCAACGGGACCAACGGTGGTGCTGCTGCGATAACTGGCACGGCAAACGGTGGTGGTGGCGGCGGCGGTGGCGGCGGGCTTGTCTTCCTGCAGACCTCAACTTCAACTGGGACTGGCACTGTGCAGGCGCTCGGTGGGGCTGGTGGTGCAGGAGCCGGGACGCTCGGTGTTGCTGGTAGTGCGGGCACGACCGGCTGCGTTGTAGTGCTGGTGACGAAATGATTCCGAAGATACAGGAGATATTATGATAATCCAGAAATGGCTTGTGTTCCCCGCTGACGCCACCGACTCACTCAAGCAGTGGCATCTATCGCGGAACAAGGATGCATGTGGCTACATGCTCGGGATTCCCCTTGCCCTTCAGGAGCTGGCAGCGGCTGAGAGCTGGACGCTTCCGCACATCTATGAGGAGATTGTCAATGTCGAAACAGCATGAACGGATAGAGTTGAATCACATTATAACTGAGGAAGCGCTGCTCTCCCAGTGGGCTGTCACTGAGGTGAGTGGCAGCATAGAGCAGGTCGAGCCCGGTCCCGGTGTAATCATCCAGCGAGGCGGTGACTTCTCGTTTGCCGTGCCCTCCATTGGACCTGGTGCAACGGCAGGATCTCTCCTAAGAAAGGCATCATAATGGAAACAGAGATGATCGGACTCATCACAGGTCCGCTTGGAGCGCTTGGCTTATCCGTAGGAATGCTTGTCTATCTAGCCAAGGTGCTGCTTCCTATGTTGAAGGAGTACCTTGACAAGCAGTCATCGCACTTAGGGAAGCTTGTTGATGCGCTGAACAAAACTGTTGCTGAACATGCGAAGGACCGTGAGGCATTTGCCGCCGGTCTCCTTCAGCTGAGTGTCCGTGTTGAGAAAGTTGAGGAAGTTGTGGAGTCAATTGCTCGTAAGATCCTCTAACGAAACTAAAGTAACTTAAAAGCGGGGCGACTGTCAGATCAAAATGTCGAAAGTATTCCAACGGTCGCCCCGTCATTTCTAAGTATAGCAGTCAAACTGAAACTGGAATATAATGCCGAAATTTTCGCAAAGAAGTTTAACTCAATTGGACAGTTGCCATGTAGTGCTGCAACGGCTGATGAAGCGTGTCATCGAGCGGACTGACTTCACTGTCATTTGTGGTTTCAGGAATCAGGAAGCACAAGACAAAGCGTATAGAGCTGGGGCTTCAAAGCTGCAGTTCCCACATAGCAAGCACAACGTCTCGCCATCTCTAGCAATAGACATTGTGCCGTTCCCAATTGACTGGGATGACACCATGCGGTTTCGAGAGCTTGCATCTGTTGTGAAGAGCTGCTGGGCCGAGATGGCTGCAGAAGAGCGTCTCCGTTATGAATTGATCTGGGGCGGGGATTGGGCTACCTTCAGGGACCTCCCACATTTTGAGATTAGATTTGCTGAAGGATTAAATCCTCCAAAACTTTAGCGCAAATAACTGAAAATAGTTTAACAACTCTACTCATTGGCATATACTTAAACGTAAGTGGTGCTACTGGGAGTGGAATTCCGGTGTATCCACTCCCCACCGGAGACCATATGTCCAGTAGCACCACCGCCCTCTATAAAGATTTCCTCAAAATCAATGTGCCCTCCCTCCAGCGTATAGGTCGAGGGCACATTGCATTGATGGAATTGTTTGTCTCAACAGCACGATGGGGAGCGGAGTTTATTCCTTCTGCCCAGATGAAAGCACTCACTGAGCAGTATCCTGTTATCAGAGACGCGTGCTTCCATGTGAAGCGCTACAGCAACCGGGCGGCTGGCATCTGCTTCCTCCTCGAGGCACAGACACCGGCGTTCTCCGCCCTGTTCGAAAGATGTCTCGCACAAGAGAACAGACTCATCCACTCTTACAGACAGGAACACCACAGGAAGACATCTTATAGTGGAGACTTAGCGCGGAAAGCCAAGAGCACAAAGGCTTTAGAGCCCATTCCGTATCCAGGCGCTGATGTTCGGAACTACACCACTTCAGATGCAGGCGCACGAATTTACCATGCTGACCAAGGACTCACAAAAGAAATGAAACGAATTAAGTTTGCAGGCTTCCACGATTTCGACATTGACGCTTGCTTTCCAAACATTTTCCGTCATCTACTTCAAGAGCGCGGCATCACTGAGCATCCTGACTTTACGGCAATGTGTGATAGCAAGACAGCTTTCCTTCAGCGCATTATCGATACTGAATGCTACACGTACGCACTAAAGTATGATACGGTAAAGAGTATTGAGAAGAAAGCAAAAGCAATGCGGTCACGTCTCTTCCATCCTGACAGTGGATTCAAGCTTCATGCAGTTGGTGTCCCTTGGTATGATGAGCTTGGCAAGTGGATTGCATCGACACTGCAAGAGTGCCGTGTTGAAGGGGCTCACATGTTCTTTACAACACATGAGCAGCGCATCATTGATACTGCATTTGAAGTTGTTGGCCGTGACAACATCATCCTCAGAGTTCACGACGGTTTCGTTGCTGACGTTAACGGTGACATCGCAGATATCTTACTCGAGCTTAAAGAAGCAACAGGTTACAAATGGACGGTAGAACTCTATGAAAACTAATTACTACTTAAAGAAGACGACGGGAATTTACTGCATCACACACGTTGAGACAGGCAGAAAATACTGTGGTCAAAGTGTGGATTGTTTTGAGAGATGGAAGCAGCACTCAACGCCTAAGAAGAACTCTGCTGGAATCAAAGGTGCCATCATGAAGTATGGTGTTGGAGAGTTCTCATTTGTTATCCTCGAAGAGTGCAAGAGAGAGGAACTGAATGAGCGGGAATGCTGGTGGATAGCCACTCTTGGATGCATGGCACCGGACGGTTTCAACTTGACAAGTGGCGGTGGCGCTGGAACTTCAGTGAGTGATGCGACTCGCGCCAGTATCAGTGCTACAAAGACAGGGAAAAAGATTCCTGCAATCAGCATCGCGAAGAAAGGTAAGTCAGTTGCTCCTTTAACACCTGCGCATCGTGCCAATATGAGCGCTTCACAGAAGGGAAGAACACAATCAAGTGCGCACACAGCAGCGATTGTTGAAGGCAGACGCCACAACAAGGCAGCACGCGCTGAAGCACAAGCATACGCTGCCCCACTCCAGAAGCTCACTGATACACTTCGCCATGACTCGACATGGATTACCATAGCTGATGATGGCACGCCTCTCTCAGTGACGGCTGCTCCCACTCTTGAAGAACTCGAAGAGATGCTCGGTCTGCTTTAAACACTGTACAATTACGGCGCAAAGTTATAATTAAATCATAATGACAAATCAACCACTAACACAGATTCAAATTGAGTGCCTGCGCAGAGCTTGGGCTCTCGTGATGGGGAAGAAGTAATATGTCGTGGGAACGCGGTCCAATGTCAGACGAAAACAAACAAGCGATTAAGGATGGATGGGCACGACGAAAGGCCGGTGCTCCCACAAAGAAGCAACGCCGCGCAACAGTGAAGGCAACCAATGCAGCCTGCCCACCGCTGACAAAGCTTGGCAAGGTAAGGAAGCTGCACTCGGTTCATCGCTACAGTGGAGACTGCAGCGGCTATCTTACATTCGCTGAGGTTGGTGCAGCATGTAATGTGAGCAGCAATGCAGTCAATGTTATATATCTCAGAGCAGTCAGAAAGATTGCTGAAGAAGTTTTGCAACTAATAACGGCGCCCGGGCTGGCGGTTGATGCAACAGCAGTTGAAGCACTCATCATTCTTCCCGAGTTTGAGGAATGTATTCGTGAAGAACTTGAACGACTTTACTCTATGCAATCCAGCGTGGTCCGACCGGATCATCGGCTGGGGGGATGAAGGTTGGAACAAGAGCACACCTCATATTGCAATCTGTGCAACGAAGCCTGCGTCCTTGCAGATCCACGGCATGATGATACACTGCGCATCATTGCTGGAGAAGGTGCGTCCACTCTTGATCCACTCCCTCAGGACTGATGATCTATAGACGTAAGCCCAGCATGTGCTTCGATCGATGAAGACAACAACATCACTCTTGCCGGTGCTCCAACCGATAGGACGGCCTGCTTTGGTTGTGACCTCAACACAGACAGTGTCATAGTGCTTGCCCCAAGCGGAGACACCAGCATTGCTCTTTACTTCAACACGCTTACCACGAAAGATCATATCGTAACCATCAAAGAATCTTTCAGGATCATTTGCTATCCACTGAGCATCAGGATCTGCTTCACACATAATGCTGAAGAGACGACCTTCGAACTCTTTACCAACCTGAAGAGCACGCTTTCCATCTGCTGTATTCCAATCTGCTGTTGACATTTTCCACTCCATCAAAGTTAAGTATGGAGCAAGTGTCAAAGTAATCAAAGTATTTGCAAATATTTGTACAAACTTTCGGCGGTGGCTATAATTAAAATGTGTGAGGCAATCATGACAGCTGAACGTGATATCATCTTCATCATCCTGTTCTGGATAGTAGCGCTATGGAGTGGAGGAGTCTTCGCATGAATGACTGGAACAATGACAACTTCGCACCTGGAGACCTTGTCCATGTCTATAACCGGCCGGTCTCACCACAGACAGGGATAGTCCTCTCACTCAACAAGCCACCTGTTGGCAGCCTGCAGATCTACGATGCTCAGGTCCTGATAGAGGGGAGAGTAGTCAACGTCTACCGGCATGACATGTACCGCATCACAGATGACGGCATTGCCAATGTAGCCTACCGCACTCAGCCCACAGCCCTCAGCCCACAGCACTCCCAAATAAATGCACACTCACACAAAATACTTGAATAAATTGAAGCTCGCGGCCATACCTATTTTTACTCCAGGTTCAACACATTGAGTAAGTACGCCCCTGCCCTCAAAGCTACAAAGAAACGTGATGCCGATGCTCTCTGCTGGGCACTCATTGAAGCAGCCCTCCTAGACCTTGATGCTGGCGATCCCCCAGAGCTTGGAAAAACTATTATCATCGAGCTTATCAAGACTGTGAGCGCTGCGACTCGGCAGTCTGGTCTTGCAGCAGCTTATCAGGCACAAGGAGAGACAGTCACCAAGCGTGCTGAGATGCTGGATGAAATGAAGTCTTGGACAAAGACACTATGAATGTGAAGGCAATACTCGCTGATCCTCTTGAGTTCTGTGGGCGCTTAAAGATCATTGACAAAAAGGGCAAGAGTGTAAGCTTTCGACCAAACTCTGAGCAAATGCAAATCATCGAAGCACTTGCGGGCGGTGATGACACGCTGGTCTTAAAGCCGCGACAAATAGGATCTACGACTGCCGCCGCTGCTTTCTTCTTCTGGCGGATTTACACCTCCCATGACTCACTAACACATGTTATCTTGTCACATAAATCAGCATCTTCGAAACACATATTTCAGATGTTCCTGCGATTCTACGATGGTCTTCCTCGTCCACTGCAGCGAAAGCTTTCTGTGAGAACAAGCAGCGAGCTTCGATTCGCTGATACAGGCGCAGGTGTGAGTGCGCTGTCATCTGGCGGTGATGGTGGTCTACGCAGCTTTACAGCTTCTTCCATCCATATCAGTGAGTTTGCATTTACTGCTGACGCAGATGAGCTCAAGAGCACAGCCATAGCAGCCCTCAACGGTGGTCAGCTCCTCATTGAGAGCACGGCAAACTTCTTTGGTGATCCACTACACCGCGAGATTGGGCTGTGGGATGCTGGTATTGTAGACTGGAACTTCCTATTTTTCAAGTGGACAGACCACGCCGAGTACAGCACACCGCCAGGCCCAGACTTCGAGCCTGATCCTGACAGCACGCTTACACCGGGACAGCAGTGCTGGGGAGGGAAGATGAGTGGGCAGCTGGGGGAGACAAAGTTTCGGCGTGAGTATCCACTCTCGGTTGATGATGCTTACTCCCAGAATGATGGCGCTTGGATGGGGGCAGAGACTCTCCGTGACCTGGAGATCCTACAGCTGGAGCCTGCTGGTGGACAGATAGAGAGAGTGCAAGCCGCTGCAAAGTATACCATTGGTGTCGATGCTGGCGCTGGGACAGGTGGTGATCCATCAGTGCTTGTTGTGGTTCACTGCAGCAGCGGTCAGGTGGTTGAGATCCGCCGGTCACGCACTGAAGCACCTGTTGAATGGGCAGAGACTGTTGCTGCTGCAAGTGCAAAGTGGAATGGCGCCAAGGTGCTTGTTGAAAGCAACGGCACATGGGGAGGTATCATTGTCAATGAGCTCCAGCATGCTCGCGTGCCACAGTGGACAGATGCCGCTGGGAAATACTGGACAACGAATGCACACAACAAGCCCATGATGCTTGATTACCTGAAGGACAGCATACTCCGAGGGCGTATCCTCCAGCTTGACAGCCACACTGTCGGTGAGCTGCGATCTTTCATACTCAATGACCGTGGTGTCCCTGAATGTCCACGCTCACCACTCCACCACGGGGACTCAGTGATTGCACTGGCACTGGCTCTACAGTGTGCACTCTCTGTCAAGGTTGATGTCACTCCTTTTATCCCACAGTGGATCAAGGACAGGAAGGCAGCCCATCACAGACGAGAGGGCGGCAAAGTGGAGCACCGTCGCTATTAGTGAAGACTGTCAAAATATTTTACAAAGAAGTCGTTGAGTGGTATATATAAGATGAGGGAGCCGCATGGCAAGAACAGAAAGAGACCGCATCAATTTCATTAGGGCTTCGCTACAATCCCACACACAGTTTTGGGACCAACAGCGTTCACTGATGCGCAAGTATCGCAACGCCTATATGACTCGCTTCTACTCAGATGGTTCCTCCATCGATGACAGCACACTGCGAGTGGAGACGGCTGATGGATATGCCGCCATCGAATCGGTGATGGGCAGTCTCTTCAGTAAGTATCCAAGCGTGGAGTTTGGTCCTGATATCACAGGTGCTGGTGACCTTGAACTCACCAAGACGCTGGCTAATGAGTGGCTGAAGTCAGTCCGCACACAGATTGAAGCTGCCTCACGGATGGCCCTCATCTACACGCATTCATTCTTCAAGCTTGCCCCCAGGGAGAGCAACACACTCACAAGCAAGATTGCACTCCGTGCGATTCCCCCTTGGCAGGTTGTCCTTGACCGTGATGCGTCTGCATTCGAGGACAGTCGCTTTGTTGGGCATGTCTACTACATCTCAGTCGATGAAGCCACAAAGCGCTTTGGTGCAAAGAAGTGGATTGGTGCTCCTCAGCGTGACTACTTCACTGACTGGGAACGTAACACTGACAGGAACAGCCGGGCTTACGGTGACAGCGGTGGAGCCGGTGAGTTGCCCAATGAGTTCCTTTACATTGAGCTTGTTGAGATGTATGACTTCCTCAATGATGAGCTCCTCTTCTGGAGTTCACACTACAAGAACGGTGAGGAGCTCATTGACCGTGCCCCCATCCCCGTCAGCACCTTTGATGGCCGCGCACTGAGCAACATCATTCCCTACTTCTTGGGGCGCACACCTGACAGACCAATGGAAGGTTACTCAGCAATGTCACGGCTCTATGACCAGATCTTTGAGAAGAATATCCTTCGCACCTTCTGGGCCAACGCCGTCCGCCGTGACAGCCGCCAGTTTATCTACAAGGAGGGCGCTTTTGATGAGGAAGCCCTTGCCAAGATTACAAGCGGTGTTGATGGTGCCATGATTCCTGTTGATGCTGATAGCATTGGTGGTCTCATCGATGTTGTCCCAGTTGTTCCACTCTCCAGCAACCACGGCAACTACCTCAACTACATCGAGCAGGATCTGGCAAAGGCTTCACTCACTGCTGGTTTTACACGTGGTGAGGCCAGCAAAGCAACAGCGACTGAGGTCAGCGCTCTCATGCAGTACACGGCAAGCGAGCTTGGTAAGATGGCTCGCGACCGTGATGGTGCCATTGAAGCTGCGGTCCTGCTCTACATCCGTATGCTGCTGCCACTCATCGAGGACAGCGACAAGTTTGTTGTTGCCACTCCAGATGGTGCCAAGGTGGTATCGACTGAAAAGCTTGATGCCAACTGGTCCATCTACATCACTGACGGTGGTGGGACTCCAATGAGTGAAGTCCTGCAGAAGCAGCAACTGATGCAGCTTGCTCCCATCCTGCCTTCACTTGGTGTGCCACTGAAAGTTATCAAGGAGGAGATTATTCGTGTCTTCGGTCTTCCTGAAAGCTTCCTGGTTGAAGCCGAAGCCCCTGCCGCTACTGCAGTTGAAGCGACTTCATTACCTTCAGAAGCACCTGCCTCGGCCCCAACTAACATCGGTGGTGTCTAATGCCACTTCGTGACTTCCATTGCAGTGAGCATGGCTCTTTCGAGGACCTTGTGAAGTATGATGTGACAAGCATGCCGTGCCCAAAGTGCAGTCAGATGAGCAAGGTTCTCCTTTCAGCGCCTGCTCGGACTGGTACTCTCTGGAATGCTGGCTGGAATGCAGGTCTCAGCAACAACGGCTTCTACTCCTATTCAGCTGGACAGCAGGTATCTTCCAAGCGTGAAGAAGAAACTATCATGAACAGTCGTGGCTTCATTAATGAAAAAGATTTAGGTGGCGACAGCTTCTACGACAAGTATATGAATGATGCGAAGGCTGACCGTGATAAGTTGGATGCCACTGCTGCAGCTTATCGTGGTAACCTGAAGGCTTTTGGAGGGGACAAAGTCCGAGCTGTTTCGGAAACATTCCCAGCACATGAGATGTTAGAGCAAGCAGCTGCCCATGATGCTGCGGAGAACGGATGATCACTATTACTATTGGAGAAAAGAAAATGACACCTTTGGAAAGCGCAGACCTTGAGAAGATGAAAGAGACTGTGATGCGCCGCACTGGCGATGTTGAAGAGATTGAGGATGAGAACTACGCTGCTGCTTCTCCGAAGGGCCGCTTCACTCCCAAGGGACTCAATGTTCTTGTTGATGCAAGCAACAAGCTTGCTCCCCTCTTTGGAGTAGAGGACAAGTATCCTAAGTTCACTGGCATTGAGACGGTAACAACTCTGCCCGCTGAGTTTGTTCGTCTCCTCAGCATGTTTGCCAAAGCAATTAGCGATGCAGTTGAAGCTGACATCCTGCCCACAGATGCGGAAGTTGATCTAATGACTGTCACAGATGACAGTGGTCTGCAGTCTCTAGCTGGTCGTATTGGCATGGCTGCTGCTTCTCCCAAGATGAAGAAGTTCCTGCTGCGCAAAGTGATGAAGACTGGTGCTGCAGAGATGACTGAGGAGGAGAGCCCGGAAGAAGCCGCTCCTCTCGACACTGATAAATTATTCAAAGGAAGAATGTAAATATGGAAGCTGACACTACGCCTCTTGTTGAAGCAACGGGCACTGTTGATCGTCTTGACGTTGCCGATGATGTTGAGCTGTCTCTTGATGAGCTTGTAGGCGCTGACTACAACGACCATCCCGATCTGAAGGGCGGCCACAAGGGCTTGCCTGATTACAAGAAGATCCTTGAGCACCTCCCAGAGAATGGGCGAAAGCTTCTTGGTAACTTACGCGCAAGCTACACCACAAAGACACAGGAGATTGCCGAGCTAAAGGCACAGCTTGCTGAAGAGAGAGCCCAGCTGCAGCGTGACCGTGAGATAATGACAAGCTCAGAGTTTGCAAAGAATGTTGCAACTCGTGCAGCTGCTCCCCTGGTTCATGATGCTTGGTCAGATGAGGGACTGGAAGAGCGAATCAACCAACGGGCTGCAAAGCAGATGCAGGAGCTCCTTGCTCCCCTCCAGGAAGACCTTGCTTCAGCCCAACGGACCGCCTCACTTGAAACTTTCAAGGCAAAGAATCCTGACCTTGTATCCGATGCCATCCGTATGCCAGTTGCAAGGCTCCTGATGGAACGCCCTGAGCTCCGTCTTGAGGACGCTTACCACATCGTTCGCGGTCAATTGAGCACGCAAGCTCTTGCTTCAGGCCGGGCTGCTGCAAAGGAGACGCTGCTGAAGACAAGCACTGGCACCGCTGTTCGTGGTGGTGAAGCTCCGAAGTTTAAGGACGCTTACCAGGCTTTTCTCTGGCACAAAGCAAATGGCGCAAAATAATTTGACAATTTCAGGAGTGCGAGATATATATTAGTATGATGACCGGAATTGTGTATAGCATCACAAACATCCTAAACGG